GTTCTTTGCTCGCATTGCTCATCCTGTTTTACCACCTAAAAGTTTTGTTAGATGCCTAACATGAACGCCTCTAGTTGCTTTTCTTGCTACTTTTACACCAGATTTTGCGGCCTCTGGATTTATCGTCTTCATGCCAAAATAAGCTGTGCGTAGCTTTCTTGCTGCTTTTGCCAACGGCTGACTGATGCTTGGTCTAACAATTTGAGCCATACCAACAAAACCGCCACCAAATGATGCAATATCACCTAAAGCGCGCTTTGTATTTTCTTTGGCGAAATCTTTTTTAACAGCTCTAATCTCATCAAAATTTTGCGCTTGAGCCGATGCCTGCTTAAATCGTTTTCCAAAAGCAATATCTCGAGCGAGTCCAATCGCTGTATAGGCAATTCCTAAACCTAAACCAGTATTCACAAGACTAGTCGAACGAGCGGCTTTTCTCGCCATGCTAGAAATTCCACCAGCCGCTAATGCTGCGCCAGACGCGACGCCAGCGGTGCGAGCCACGGCGGAAGCTATACGCTCTTTTTTTCCAGCGTTATCCTTTGAATCGCGTATAGGCACTACGCGACCATTGACGCGAATAAAGCGCATTAATCTATTTTCCTTCTGGGCGTTTGTGAAGACCTTTTTCTTTGACAATTTCAGCAATATCATCAACGTGCAGACAATCAACCATACATGCGCCTTGATCACAAGTGAGAGGAGCTATGCCGCCATTGCAATAATCATTATTTCCGGCTTTAGCACTATGTAAAATGCCAAAGGAAACAATTTCCCCTTTTTCATAATCAAGCTTAACAATTTTATCGCCGTTTTTCGCTTCGCGACCATTTCTGTAATGCACTTAAAACCTCCTTGTTAGGCTGGTCCAGGACCTTTGCGATAGCGACCGGCGTCTGCGTTCAGTTCAGACGAAATGGTCCCTCGTTTTGCTTCATCAACAGGGTTATAGCTTCTATCGTGAAATTTTGAGGTAAGCTCCGAGTCCTTGCTGGATGGAACTGGCGCGCCTGCACCCTTTCCGGCCTGGATTGAGGCTTGACGTGCATCATAGAGGATTTTTTTACCTTCGGCTGCCGACATTTTTTCTCTCCTAGTAACGTGTTTGGTTTGTCAGTTCTCTTAATTGTACATCCCATGTGACATATCTTTCCACAAGATTTATCACTTGGTAAACCTTTTGCCCGACAAGGTAAAGATTCTCGACGTTCGCCGCATTGCTTGAACCGTCAAGATTTGCCTCAACAAAAGATTGCTTGGAAACATTCTTCAAAATGATGTCTCCTTGTTTTATCGTACCACCTTCTTTTAAATTCAAGTTTTGACTTAAATTTACGATTTGTGGCGTAGGCAACATCTGTGTGACAACATCTTTTGCAGCAATGCCAGAAATATTAGCCGCTGGCGTCGCATAAGTGTTGTCGGTGTACCAAGTTCGTTTAATAAACGAAACATCTTGAATAATCGCGCCAATAGAATCGCGCACGCCGAGAATCGAATTGATATTCGGCAAAAGCGAATTTATTAGCGCGTTGCTCATACGCAGACACTCACAGAGCCACCGCTGTTGCCGATATATGGAATATCGACATGAGCTGCGATCTCGCGAGCGATCTTTTTACGTTCTCTGCGCAAATCTTCAAGCTCTCGACGATTCAAAGTAATCGTGTCAACCTTCTCAGCCGTTAGCCGATTAATTGCAACATTCATTTGAGTTTCGATGGCCGCTACTTGGGCTAAATAAGTCCTGACCAGCGTTTCGGTGTCTGGCGGTAGTTGGTGAAGCCGGTCGTTCATTACTTTATCGTAAATGACCGATCCGGCTTGAATAACTTTACCGCCATAGCCGAGAAGCTGAACAATTTTATTTTGTTCCGAGCTTGTCAACATTAGCAGATTCCGCTTTCTGTTTAGCTGGTGCCCCTGCGCCAGCCCTTGCCGCTTCCTCTGCCGCGTAAGCAGCATGAGCGGCCTTGTGGTTCGCCGCGTGAGCCTTTGCTTTATTAACAGCTATCTGTTTTTTGGCATCGGCTTTACGTCGGCGACTCAACATCAATCCCATTGAGTCCGCCTTTCTCGCTTATAGCGAATACCACTCGACCAAACAAACAGCGTTAGTAAGTGCTTTGCCTGTACCAGCACCAACCACGTTCAGATTCAGCATTGTGCCAGCGGGTACGTCAACTTCCACGCCGGTTGCTTGATCAGAATCTAGGCCGCTACCAGAATCAAACGCATCACCGCCACCAGCCTGCAATGCCAACGCAAGAGGGCTGAGACCTGGCAGAGCAACCGTTTTCGTGCTACCCATGGCATAAACAACAGGCGTCGCCTCGTTGTCTTCCAGAATGAAGCTGAAATAGTTGCTTGTGCTGGCCGCAAAACCAGTTTCGTCGACTAGCCACACGTTTTTAATGCGTGACCGCTTCCTGAAATAAATTCCAGGAAGAGTGAGGCTTGCAGAGCTAACTTGCGAGCCAACGGGAATTGTAGCGATACTTGGGCTTCTCTCATTGTTTTGAAACATACGTTTTTCCCCCTTATCCGTTTACCGTAATAGTACGGATTAACGCAGTTTTCTTGAACAATGCACTGAGAGTTTGGTCAAAAGACCTAGTCCCGTACCATTGATCACCGGCATAGACCCACTGGCGGTGGAGCATGTCGTAATCTGACTCGACTTCCATTTCTTGCTTAACCATGAAGCCGATGGCGTTGGCTTTCAGGACCCAAGCATCGTAAGCATTGATGCTGTTGATTTGACCGTTGGTGTTTTTGCCAACCGTATCAACAGAAATCACAGCTACGCCGCCTAAGCGACCTTCGAAACCTTCAACCATAAACATCGGATCAAGCGCGTTGGCTACGAGGAAGCCAGCGGTAGAATCCGTCATCATGTCGAGGAACTGAAGCGAGTGCATGAACGTAACGATTGAATCTTTGTGTTTGTCACCAAACGCAACGATTTTACCGATGTTCAGCGTGCGAATATTCATCGCACCAACAGGCGTCGACTGGCTAGAGCTTCCAGGCGCAGTGTAGCCGGTGGTATAAGAGCTTGCGAGTGCTGTGTAAAGATCTTGGTCAACCTTTTCAGCCATAACGCGGCCAATTTGCTCTTGCACTTCTTGGATGATTCGCTCTGTGCGAGCTGCCGAAACTTTGAAAGCTTTTTTGGACACGCCAACAGCTTTCGAAACTTCCGAGCAAGTCACGCTGAAAGAGTTATCAGTCAAGTTATCAACAATAAGACCTTCATCTTCAGACGGCGTTTGTGCGGCGCCAATCTGTTGGAAGAATGGGAAGTTTTGCGTGAGACCTGGCGCAGCAGTTAAGCTGTCATCTCGAAGTGCAAAAGCTCCATATACCAACTTCCGGTCGAAGTAGGCCATGATATGATCCTGCCAAACTTTAGGTTGGAAACTAAAATCGGCAGCTACGGTTGCGGGCATTATTAACTCCTGTTAAACAGCTTTTTTCTTACTTTTCGCGAGCTTCATAAACTCTTCGTACTGTCCAGGATTTTTCTCGTAAAGTTTGCTTTTCTCAATGATTCCCATCGCGCAAAACTTCTCGAAAGTAACTCCACCGGCCTCTGGATTTGGTGTCTCAATGATTTTGCCGTCTTTTCCGGTGACTGTAGAAGTAGCGGTTTTGCCGCTAAAACTTTTCTTCACTTCGGCGACAATTTCCTTGAGTTTCTCGTCAGACAATTCCTCATTCTCTTCGAGTTCTCCAGATGCTTCAGTGATCAAATACTGATAGTATTTAATCCCTGATTTTGGGATTCCCTGCTCAAGTGCTGAAGTCAAAATAGCGTTGCGAAAAACCAGGTTCGATGTTTGTTCGCTCAAGGCTTTTATTTTTTCCTCTGGCTTATCCTCTTCAGTTTCAATGCCAGCGGCTTTCAATATATCCTTCGTGCGCTTCTGTTCGGCCGTGAGCTTGGAAGCCAGTTCCTTGCCTTTAGTCCGATGACTCGCATTTTCTTTGCGGAGCTTCGCCAGGTATGCTTTGGTCTTTTCGTCAAACTTTGATTCATCCAAATCATCGTCTGAACCGCCATCTTCTTCAGCTTTCTTAGCGTCGTAAGCGGCTTGTGCGGCCTCTGCTTTTCCTTGTAAGTCTGCGTTTTCCTTGTCGGCTGCCAGAGCCGCAAGAGCTGCGTCCAGCGCAGCTTTTAATTGTTCGAGCGTCATTTTTATCCTCCTGGGATATGCAACAGGATAGATGCCAAACTATTGCCGCACAATGACAAACAATTGACATTATGGTTGACAAATTAGTTCCGATTTACGGATGATCGATCTCGACGGTATGGCGGGGACAACGTGAAGCGATACGCCTAAGTTTGGGCTTAGGCCCTTAAGCCACCGATAAAAGACACAAGCCAATGTGTTGTATTGGACTTTATCGGCGACGGTTTTACTGAATCCTGGTAACAGGATGGATCTGCTCGATAAGCGCCTGCTATACCGTCAATTTTTTTAGGAGTTTACAAGTGTATACACGTCAATTTCTCATGGGCAAAAACATCGTCGTCTATGACCTTGAGATAAAAGAAGAGATCGGTAAAAACGGCATCGGCTGGGAGTCATATCGTGAAATGGGAATTTCTGTCGGCTGTGCTTTTGATTATCGCTCTTATAAATTTCGTGTGTTTCTCGATGACAATATCTCAGAATTGGCAGCTAGACTTAACGAGCCGCAAACTCTTATCGTCGCTTTCAATCACGTTCAGTTTGATAATAATTTGCTACGCGCTCATACGAATCTTAATGCAGACAGTGCTCTAAACAATTATGACATGCTAATCGCCAGCCGAGCGGCGTGCAAAGTAGATAAATTCACAAAAGGTTTTACGCTCGATCAGCATTTGGCTTTCATGCAATTGCCAATGAAGACTGCAAACGGCGCGATGGCACCAGTATGGTGGCAAGAAGGAAAATACGGTAAGGTAATTGATTATTGTTTAAATGATGTCATGGTCGAAAAGCAATTATTTGACCACATCTGGATGACTGGAAAAATGGCGAGCGGTTATAAGACGACGCCTTATGATGTGGTGAGGCCGGTGATCAAATGACGAGAGATTCTTTGTGCCAGAAACATACTTCAACATGCAGCTTGATTAACAGTCACGAAGAAGATTTCAAAGCCGGATATGATGCGCGCGACTTTGCGGGCAACGGATAAATAATGGGTTTCAAACTCGTACCAAGAGAATGCAGCCGATGCGGTCAATGGATAAGTCAGCAAACGATTGACCGGCGAAAACTAATCAAAGGAACGAAAGTAAGTCAGGCAGCAAAGCGCGCTAAAACTGAAGGTAAACCGTTTGGTATTCCTAGAAAGTTTGACTACAATAAAATCTATGAATTGCGTGATCAGAAAATGTCGATAAATAATATCGCTTTTTACTTGCGCGCTTCTCGTGGTTCAGTTCAACACGCACTTAGAATAAGGGGAAAATAGGATGAAATACTTTTTGTTTATATTATGTTTTGTATTATCTGCAAACTCAATGGCGCAAACGACTGCTTCTTGCTCTGATAAAAATGCCAAGGTTTTGATTGTTGCAAGTGAAGGTCTATTCAGCTACGACATTGGTTATGTTCGAAATGAGCTGATTCTTCCAGTAGTGAAAAAATATCCAGCCGGTCAAGTTGTCTGGGCTGACTTCGCTTGGACCGATGAAGCTGGCGCTCAAGCGTGCGCTGCTCAATGGTCAAAATATTTAATTGAAATTGGCCATAGTTACGGCGGCAAGATGATTCAAGATTTGGTCAATGCGCAAGGCCCGCGTGTCGTTGATTATGTGATCACAGCCGATCCGCGATTGCCGTGGTATCTTGGATCATTTCAACGGCCAGCAAACGCAAAAGCTTGGCACAACTATTATGAACTTTATCAATGGTTTTTAACCGGCTACACAATTCCAGGCGCAGACCTTAATGAAGATCTCGGCAGCATCTTACACGTCAACATGCCAGGCCAGCCAGCCGTGTTTATGGATCTCACAAACGCAATCAACGCAGCGCTGGCCGTTCAATGAAAATAGAGAAATTTTCTTTCAATGTTTTGCGCGGGCCACAACCAGAAATAATGTCTGAGTTTTTGTTTCTAGCAAAAAGCCAAGGTGTTAAAACTATAATCAATCTGCAAAGCGGTTGGTATAATTTTTTGCACCCATTTAGGAAAAAAGTAAAACCTTGTTGGTTCGGAATTCAAGAAATAAAAATACCTATGAGCCCAATTTTTCCACCGCGAATGAAGCAAGTTAGACAAGCTATTGAGGCGATACGTCATCATAAAGAACATGGTCAAGTTTATGTTCATTGCAAGTCTGGCGTTGATCGCACTGGAGCTGTATGCGCAGCTTACTTGATAGCTGATCATGACGTAGGTCCGCAAATGGCGTACATTGGAATGCTAATTGATGGCTTCCACGTCTATCGATTCTTTTGGTGGCTACCGTTCATTAAACGTATTTTATGGAGAATGAAATAAACTATCTAATTTTAGGCATTTCTTTGCTTCTGATCACCGGCTGCGATAAACAACTTTCGTCACCGAGCGAAGTACGTTGCTACAGCGGTGGTCATCGCATCTATGATCATGAAGCAATCGATGTTTATCCGCCTTCATCTGGTTCACCGTTTTGGTCATTAACAGAAAAAAACAGCGGTGTTGAAATTTCAATTTCAGCAGATTGTGTAGTGAGAAAATGATTTCAAAAATAGATCAATTGGCATTGATGATGATTAAAGAGGCTCTCATCGAGAGCTATGGCAACCAAAGAGCAGCCGCGAAATTTTTGAACATGCCGAAAAGCACACTGCATGACTGGGTAAAAAGACATGGCATAAGTATAGTAGAATGCCGCAAACAACACGTCGCTAATATTTGTTTGAACCCATCGGCAAAAATGCCGCCGAGTTTGCAGAGCCCCACTCTCGACGGTACGGCACCATTACCGAGCGGTCATTTGGACGATCAGGAGGAACCATAAATGTTCGCACCTGGCCCTGCCAGCTATACTGAAAAGGTTTCTCCATATCAGCGACCAAGTGCTTCATTGCTGCATACTTTGAGTCCTCGCCAGTTCTCGCGTCAAGAGGATGCATTAGCGTTTTCATCATGTCAGGAATTTCGTCGGCAATCTCTTGCATACCGGCGATTTTACCGCGATTATACAGCCCATGCAGCTCAGTACGGACAATGCGGCGAAGTTTCCACTCTTCACCGTTGAAGAAACTACTTATCCTACCCACCACTTCATCGTTAGTCGTTTCACCCATACTAGCCGAGAAGAGTCCATTGCTTATCTGGGCGAAAAGATTCGACCCGTAAGCATCAAGATTTGTGCGGTAACGAGTTACCAACAGCTTCGACGTATCATGTGCAAGCAATGCTGCATTCAAATTGATCGGTGTAATTGCGCCGGTAAACTTCTTGTCGAAAATATTGATCTCTTCAATAAGATGATTTACACCCTTCAGCGCCGCTATCTCGCTTCCCTTAATCATGTCGCCGTTCAAACCTTCGGTCATGGCGCCGATTGCGCCCTCAACTTGTGCCAAGACTCCCCGAAGATGTTGAGCTGTAAAACGACCACGGGGAAGATTGCTAAGTCTCTCCACTAGTTCGCGGCGCACGTTTTTGTACTGTTTTAAAATTTCCTGTTGCTGATCATCTTCAAGGTTCAAAACCTGTTTGATATGATCTTCAATGATGCCAGTAGCATCGGCCTCTTCGAAAAAGCTCATCTTATTTTACCTGCAAATTTAACGGCTTTTTTTGCAGCTTGTCTTGCGAATCGTTTTAAGCCCTGGCTGAAGGTTAGACCGCCGCCAATAGAGTGATGCAATTGCTGCACAGCAAAACCAGTCGCGGCGCCCGCAGCGGCCGATGCTTCTGTCCTGTATTTGCTATCCTTGTGCTTGGTATCGCCTAAAATGCGATTAACGCCTGCACCAACGAGCGCGCCAGCGCCAAGCGCACCAAGTTGCTGAATACGAAAAGATTGCTTAAACAAGCTCCTAGAGAGTTTTCCGGCGGCTACGTCAACTTCATCGGCTTTGACAGCCTGATCTATTAAATGCTTCTTTGCTGAAACTGATTTAGTTTTCAGGCTAATATCAAAAAGTTTCATTGCCAAATTGTGCGCGTTATCTGCCACAACCGTGAACCGATCAGCTTTTTTACTCATTCTTCCGCCAATAATACCAGACCCAACACCAACACCAACACCGGCTGCAATCTCGGCAGAGCCGCGCTGTTTGTTGGTCATTTTGATTGGCACAATTCGGCCACCGATGCGGCGAAAAACTACTTGGCTCATTTTGCTACCTGACACCATGGAAGTTTTGATTGCGGTGAATCACAGCTCATCACCATAAGACCCATAAGGCCACCGCCAATAATCACAACCGCAAAAATGATCCCAACTATAGCAACAAAAATCCAACCTGCTATGTCACCTAATTTCATTGACCACCTCCATCGCCAAACGAGCCGAATGGACTCGGTAAAGGTTCTTGAGCATCAATTTTCTTCAGTTCCTCATCTGGATTATCAATGATCGGCGTAGCCGATGCAATCCATCTAGTCAGTGATTCGCGACTAACGATTTGAGCCGTTGAAAGTGAGTTTGCAGCTTGAGCCATCAAGTTTATGTCGTTGATTGTTGCTGGAACAATCGACGGCCATTGCACAGTTACGTCAAGACTCGACGGCATATATCCTGGCGGTGTCTGCACATTGGTTTGCGCACCTAGCGCATTATAGTGAAGACAAGTCATGCCAACTTTGATCAAAAGATTTACTACATTAAGCTCAACCACTGTGCGCAGCTCATCAATAAGTTCTATTAGAGGTGCCATCAATTGTTTGAGCGCATCGCCCGACTGTGGACCACCAGACATTTTCTCTGGATCATTTATTACAACGCGAACAACATTCAACATTAAATGGTGCATTTTGTCGCGAAGATCAGACGCAGCATCAACGCCTTTCATATCGCTTTCAAGGTATTTTCCTTCTCCTTCGCGTCCCAAATTCCAAGCTTTTTGCGATGAACGAATAAGTTTTTCAATTTCATCTTCATCCATTTTATTGAAGACAAGTTGCGGCTCTTGGTTGTAGCTCGACGCTTGACCACTTTGCGATAATGAGTAGTTAAGCTCATCAATGAAACCTAAGATGTCACAGAATATTCCATATCCGTCGTAATCAAACTTGTCTGAATGGGTAACTAACCATTCGCCCTGGACCCAGCCAAGGCCGTGCTCGTTTCTACCAACCTCTTCGAAAGTAGGACGAACACCTGCTCGATATACTGGGTTATCAAACATAATGTCGGCGGTTTTTGTGAGCAAGAGCTTATACCATTTTTGAATGGGAGTTCCATTTGCATTTCTGTCGTTTTGGTCTTCATAAACATACCTCACTTCAATCTGCTCAAGTTCTCCACTGCCATCAAAAGCTGGATAGCAATACTTACTCTTGGCGTATTCAATCTTAGGAATGCCATTGATTAAATAATAACGAACAAAAACAGAGCCGGAAATAAGCATGTGCTTAACTGGATCAATCAACGACCGGCGAAACTTAACCGCCTTTTGAACTGTACGAAAAAATGCTGTATCATCGTCATCATCTTCAATTAAAAACTTTGGGAATGTGGCTTCACCAATAAGTTTTGCGGCCACCTTGTCGACCACAAGTTTTGCCACGTTGTAAATTATTCGCGGCTTGCGATCTCTTATAGGAACATATTCTTCTTGCTTAACAGCTTCAGACCAATCCATCAAGCCATCGTATTGCGTTGATTCGTAGTATTGATCAAGCAAATCAAGAGCTGGATCGCGAAACTGTTTCACCTGATTCATGTCGTCTGTCATTATGACGCCAAGGTGATTCTGTGCGAATCGTCGAAGCCTTGACATACCGCCAGCACTTCCGGCTTTAAGCGTGCGAGCCATTATTTAATCCCTTCGTAAAATTTCATTGGAATGTCAACGGGACATTGGCCGTAATAGTCTATTGATTCATTAGGCATTGTGCGATCTTCGCCAAACCTATCAGTTACAAATTCTTTGTTCACTTTCGTAAACGGCAATTCTACTTCCATAAGTTTTCCATTGTAAGAAGCCCAGCCGTGCGCAAAGAAATTATTGAGAATAGAGAACGAATCACGATTCAAAGTCCACAGCGAAGCCTCTGGAAAACCATAGCGCTCAACCCAAAAAGTTTCCCAGCCGGTTTTAGTATTTCGCAAATGATCCATTAGGCGCTGCGATAGCACAAAGCCGTCTGAATCAATGTGTATTACTTTTTGCACATAAGAATTAATAAGCATTTCATTAATGGTCCAAAGTGCTCGCCAGCAATAAGGATAATCGAGAACATGGCCACTTGATTTTAGGCGCTTCTCGCAGCGAAATAATTGAACGTTTTTGTAGTTATCGCCAATACCGTCGCGTAAAGCTTTTATGTTTTCACCAGATGAGGCATTGTCGATGAGCCAAATTTTATCAAATCCAAGTTGCTCTTTGAGCTTTGAATAATAATTTATGTATTTTATGTTACGAGCGACGCGAGTGCCGCGTCCGTCTTTGTCCAATCCATCAAGAAAACAAGCTGAAGTAAGAATAGTTTTCATCGCGCCCCTGTGCCTACGTTTAAACCACCGGCTTTGTACCTATTGTTGACCAGATTCCAAAGCATTTCAAGCGCATCTGGAAAATCGTCGTGCCCTTGAGGCGTTGGGAATGACTGAAGCTGGCCCATAGCCGTTTGTGACAGTGATCGATTGAACAAAATCCATCCATGTTGGACCTTTGGCTCAAGAGTATGAATGCGCTTTTCCTTGTTGTCGACGTTGACAACATCGTAAATCGGCAAATGCACTTCTTTCTTTATCTCTTTTTGGAAAACTTTCCGTTCAGCTTCGACGTTGGGCAACAGCAAATCGCGGTACAAGTTAGTTTCAATTGCAAATTTTTGATATTCGTACTCTTCGTTGTGTTCAAATATGGAGCGAATCCATTTGGACGGACCGCTTCGATTAGTTTTGTCCGCATGAACAAAGAGTCTAAGCTTATACTCGCGTCCAGGTACGGCGACGGCAAGACCGGAAACCAATGACGAATAATCTCCGAGTCTACTTGCGCTAGCTTTGGTTTGTCCTGTTGCTGGATCGAGTGCGCCGTAAGCATTTAACCACCTTCCATTTGAATCCTTTAAATTGTCCCATGGTATAACAATGCCGTTGCTTTCAATCAATAAACCTTTTGGAGTTTCATGATACCAGTGAATATTTTCAAACAGAACTGATTCGCCGCCGATGGGTTCGTTTTGTTTTTCTTTAAAAAATGCGCGGCGACCTGTCTCGATCATCTCCTTCATCAAATAGAGATAATCTTCTTTCTCAGGCCACAAAACTTTTGTGCCTTTGAGCATTTCTTTTTCATTTGATTTGTAAAATGCTTCTGATCGCTCGACTCGTTCAGCATCATCTAAGTTTGTGTAAATCTTTTGCCATTGCTGCCACAAATCTTCACGCGAAGACCATGAGATAACCGATTTGTAAATCTTCCCAGTATAAGCAGGATTTTTTATCAGCTTTGCTAGTAGCGATTCGGGATGGAGAATGGTCCCGACGACTTTGATATTGGTTTGCGTGTCGCCAAGTTTTGAGACGACTTGAAACATCCAGTCTTCTTTTTTAACGCGCAAAGCTTCATTGAGCACTTCAGTAGAATTTTCACCGTCATCGACAATGATTTTACTTGGTCGGCTGGCACCGAACCTAATGCCCCGTACTTCTGTGCCCGAGCCAAATCCTGCAAATAAACACGAATGATCACGACAATAAACCGTGAATTGCGTTTCACCAGTTCTTTTGTTAGCGAAACCAATTCCGAAATCATCAATAAGCCGAGTGTTAGTAAGTACTTCAGTCCGAATGTCTTTAAGCTTTTGGTTGGCCTGATCATCTGTCTCTGAGAAAATGACGATGAATTTTTCCAGCCCGTAACAGACATCATGTAGTGGCTCGATGAGCGCCTCAACCGTCGATTTCGCTGAACCACGAGGTGCAGCACGAGCACATCTAATTTTCCTTTCACCAAATCCATGAGCAGTAAACTGGTCGTGGTGAAGTTCATTGAATGGATACTGACAATAGTGCGCAAAATAATAACGAGCGAATAACTCCTTGTCAGTAGCACAGCGAAGCCATAGCCAATATTTCGCCTCACGCTTTTTTTCTTCCTTTAGTAATGTCGAGTACCGCGTCAACCACTCCGTTATCGTCAGCGTCGCCACCGCCTGAATCGCCCTCATCTTTAAGTCTGAGTATTTCGGCGAGTTCACTCAGCGAGGCCTTTCGATGTGTTGGCTCACAATCAATGGCGAGTTTTTCTTCAAGAGTAAGAGGAATGTCTTGATAAATTTTATCTTTGACGACGCCAGGGTTGAAGGTCGCTTGAGCATGCAATATCCGAATGTATTCATCTTTTCCAAATCCGAGAGCCGCTTTGATTCGTTCGCGCCTAGCATGAATAGCTCCTAAAATCCGATCATTTGCGATCAATCTGCGAGCTGCAACATCTCCATAAGAACGATTGTCGCACTCCCAAACTTTGCAATAAGCCGCTGTTCCATTGCCACCGTTTTTCACATATTCATCGACGAAAAGCTCTTGTCTTATCGAAAGAGCAGTCGCCAGGGCTGCATCTTTTGCCATAATCTATAGCTTAAATTGATATGACGAGTATAGCCATGACATACTATTGACACAAATAAAAAAGGCCATCTTTACGATGGCCTAGATGCACGTTACTACTCCGACGCGCGAGCGGATAATCTATTTAAACCGATACTGAGTTCTATTAATGAAATCAGGTAGTTGCTTGCATTGATAAATGTTTTTCATCTTTGCGTAAGAACCACGTACATCACTATAATCAAAATACGTACCATATTCAAATCTTTTTTCAAATTTTTCATTGTAGCAATAAACAACATCTACGCCAGCCATTGCCGCTTCAAGATTGATCAAAGAATTATCAAATGTAAACATTCGTTTTACTTTTGAAAATAAAATTCCTAAATCCATAACTTTATCAATTCTAATGCAATCAAATGGTAAATTGAAATCTAAAATGCGCGGCTGCAATCCAAAATAATCTTGATATTTAATTGCTAAATAACAAGTTCCATATCGCTCACCATCGTAAAACTTAAATTTATCTTCGTTTAACATTGGAATTGTTAAAACATTTTCAGGATTACGATTGTTCAAACAAAATTCCGGTGAATAATAATACATGTATTCATCTTCTGGAAAATCTTTGTCTTGACCAAAGTAACCGGCGAACATCATTAAATAGCGCACAACTTTGTCATGATTGAACATATTGCCAGAATAGCAGTCAGGATAGACCACGATCTCGTCATCAGCCGGTGGTGAGTGATAGCCGGTGGTTGGCACAATCACGCGCGAGCCGAAGCCTAGCTGCTTTAAATGGACCGTTAGGAGATGCAGGCCGACGATGCCAGCCGAGCTGTATTCAAGTGTTGGCGCAACAATGGCATATTTTAATTTCATGCCAACACCATTTTATTCTGTGCGCGAGTACACGCAACGTAATATAAAAACTTATCTGACATTAATTGCTCTCCGACACCATAAACCATTACATTGTGCCATTCTGCACCTTTTGTTTTATGAATTGTAGAAATACGAATTCCTTCTCGCTCATTGTTAAAAGTTTTGCCAATAATTTCCATATCAACAGTATTCAATTCCATAATGAATTTGCACTCTTCAATTATTTCTCGAAGTTCAATTTGTCCCTCTTCATCTTCAAATTGTTTTTGTCCAGAAAATTTACCCCACTCTTTTGATCGCAAAAAATCATTCCAGCGAAAACCTTTATCCCAAAGTTGTTTCGCCATTTTAATATGCGGAATATTCCAGTAATCACTTTTTCCAAGCACGCAAACTGGTGTTCCCTGTTTCGCCAAGAAAATTTGCCATTGCACGCATTGGCGATTAAACCGGCAAAGTATTGCAAAGTTTGAAAGATCATCGCCTAGCTGTGCGCTCTGGTCTTCAAGCAATGCCTTGAGCGCTTTGCCTTTTGGCTGATCTACCAAGCGCCTACCTGTTGGCGACGTTTCATATATAGGTTCAATATAGACAACAGAATTTTCCTTATCACCGCGCACGCCAGTCATGCCAGTAGGGCAAATATTATCCGCATGACGCAATATTCCATCATATGATCTAAAATTTGTCGTGAGCGGTAAAACTTGAGCGTCTGGAAACTCTTCGAGCATCATATCAAATGAGTTTTTTAAAGCTCCGCGCCAGGCATATATCATCTGATTTGGATCACCAACCACAGTAAATGATTTGGTGCCCTCTGCTCTGGCCAGGGCGCACGCAATGTCAAATTGGAAGCGGTCAACGTCTTGGTATTCGTCAATCATCACATGATCAGCAGCCTTGCGTATATTAGCCCTGTGTTCGGCAATAGTTCGCACGCATGATGCAAATGTGAATTGGTTGGTCATAATCAGCCACCGGCGATATTTGTAAATTGCTTTTAGAGTATTTAGTTCAACAACCTTCTTCTCAAACAATGGCCCATCACCAAATTTGTTACCGCTTTGGACTTGCTCTTTCATTTCATCAGCAGCTCTTTTTCCCATTTCAATAAGATCAGCCGTGTAAATTGAGCATTCGGCCATTGCGACTAGAGAATCATCCCAACCAGCTCTTGACCAACCGTTGATGTCATCAGGCATTGAATTGGCCTTTTTAAATTGCTCAAAAATGCCCATACCACCTTCTTTTTTCGTTTTTATGCCTTTAGCATTAGGACGATAGCCGTAGTTTTCTGGAGCTTGCCAAAGTTCTTGTGAACAATAGCTGTGAAATGTGCTCACGTTGCACATTGAGGTCGCGCCAAGTTTTTTATCAAAATCTAACTTTGCGTTTCTATTGAACATTAGAACCTTCTTGGTCTGATCACCAGGAAGCGCCTTGCAGCGATTTACCAGTGTCGTTGACTTACCACTTCCAGGGCAAGCCGTGACTAGGATTGTGCCGGAATGAAGATCAATTACGCGTTGCTGTTGTTCTGTAGCTGGCATTTTAAGA